AAAATAAAAGAAACTAACGAAGCTAACGATAAGGAGTTATAAATGGCTACACATCATGGAAAAGAGGGTGTTGTTACTATAGGTAGTGATACACTAGGTAATGCAACTGGATTTACTGTAGATACTACACAAGACGTTGTAGAAGATACACCTTTAGGAAATTCAATGAAATCCTATATAGTTGGTAGAGGTACTTATACAGCAAGTATCGATATGAACTTTGATGAAACCGATTCTGGGCAAACTGCATTGGTACAAGGTGCAGAACTTACATTTGCATTTTTACCAGAGGGTAATGCTTCTGGAGATAGAAAGTTCTCTGGAACTGGTATTGTAACTGGAATGTCAGTAGGTGTTACATTAGATGGTGTTACAACTAGAACTGTATCAGTACAAGGCAATGGTGGTCTTACTATCGGTACTGTGTAAATGACAGAACAAAAAATTGATTATTTTGATGGTATTAGAGACCATTTCAGTACCCTTGACACTCAAATAATTGAAGTACCAGAATGGGATTTAGTAGGCGATAAAGCTATATTTTGTAAACCTTTCAATATGCTTGAAAAACAAAAGATTTTTAAAGGTGCTAGTGGCACAGATTTAATTGTTTTGATTGATGTTATTATTGAAAAGGCATTAACAAAAGATGGTAATAAAATGTTTAATGGAACTCATGTTTTAGCTTTTAAAACAAAAGCTGATACTAATGTTATTGCAGATGTTGCCACAAAGATTATGGGAACTGGAAACACAGATATTGAAGATAATAAAAAAAACTTAGAAATAATGTAGAATTACATAATATTTTTGGGTTAGCCGAAAAACTACACAAGACAGTTTCCGAAATCTTGCAAATGTCAGTAGATGAGTTTAATATGTGGTTAGCATACTTTCAAATTCAGAATGAAGAACGAGAAAGACAAGAACGACTAGCAAAGGCTCAAAGATAGTGGCAAAAAAACAAGTAAATATAGATATCATAGCCAAAGATAAGACCAGACAAGCTATGAGTTCTGCTACAAAAGGTGTAGATGGTCTTAAAAGTTCAGTATTTAATTTAAAAAATGCTCTTATTGGTTTAGGTGCAGGGGTTGCCATAAAGTCTTTTATAGATGTTGGTAAATCAGTTGAATCATTACAAATCAGATTAAAATTTTTATTTGGTAGTGTTGAGGAGGGTGCAAAAGCATTTGATGTAATGTCAAAGTTTGCATCTAAAGTGCCATTCAGCTTAGAGCAAATTCAAGCAGGTTCTGGTAGTTTAGCTGTTGTTAGTAAAGATGCTGATGAGTTAGCAAAAATGCTTGAAATTACTGCTAATGTCGCATCTCTTACTGGGTTAGATTTTAGAACTGCATCTGAGCAAATACAAAGGTCTTTTTCAGCAGGCATTGCAAGTGCAGACATCTTTCGAGAAAAAGGTGTTAGAAATATGCTTGGATTTAAAGTAGGTGCAACAGTTACAGCCGAAGAAACAGCAGAAGCATTTGAAAAAACATTTGGTAAAGGTGGAAGATTAGCAGGAGCAACAAAAGACTTAGCTAATACCCTAGAGGGTACTTTATCAATGATAGGAGATAAATATTTTGGTTTTCAAAAGACTGTTGCAGAAAGTTTTTTTGTTGGTTTGAAATCTGAATTTGGTGCTTTAGATAAAGCCTTAGAAGAAAATGAAGATGTAATACAAAAGGTTGCAAAAGCTGTTGGAAAAGGTTTATCAGATGCAGTTATAATGGCAGGTAAAGCCATAGCTTTTCTACACGATAATTTTGAAATGATAAAAGCATTGGGTATGGGTATAGTTGTTTTTGGAATTTCAAGAGCATTTTTAAATCTTGTGGTATCTATTGGCAAGGCAAGATTAGCTTTATTGGCATTTACAAAACTTTCTAAAACAACAGTTATAGGTGCTTTAGTTGCAGTTGGTATTGTATTAGCCGAAACAAGTGGTCATATGGAAAAATTAACTAGCCTTTTTTCAAAGCCAAAAGGTATTAAAGACTTCGCAAGTGAATTTGAAATATTAACTGCTGAATTAGAAACATTTTCAACAACTGGTGATAAAGGTTTTGAAAGTTTTAGATTTAGATTAAATCAAACAATGAAAGGCATGATAGCCTTACAAAAAGAAACAGAATTTGGTTCAGAAGCATTTAATGAATTAGAGAGAATGATAAATACATTAAGTGAAAGCTATTTAGCTTTACCTCTTAAATTAGTAAATTTAGATTTAGCTAAACAATCAGAAGAAGTTGGAATTTTAACCCAAGCATATGATGCTTTTATGCTAGGTTTTGCAGGGACTAAAGATGTATTTAAAGAAATAGAAGATATTGGTAAAGCTACATTTGGTAAGCTAAAAACAGTACTTGCAGATTTTGTAATGACTGGGAAGCTAAATATGGGAGATTTAGCGAAATTTGTAGTTAGAAGTTTTATTGAAATGTTAATAGGTCAAGCAGTACAATTTGCTTTTAAAAAGTCTATGGCAATGTTTAAAGCTGATGCAATTAAAAAGGCTATGATTAGCTTATATGAGGGTGCTATGAAAACATTTGCATCTATACCATTTCCATTAAATATCGTTGCTGTAGCAGGAGCATTAGCAGTTGGTGGTGCTTTAGTAAATAAAATAAAAGGTTTTGAAAAAGGTGGTAGACCACCAGTAGGAAGACCAAGTATTGTTGGTGAATCTGGTGCAGAATTATTTGTGCCAGACCAAGCAGGTACTGTAGTCCCTAATGATAAACTAGGTGGTATGGGTAAAGCAGTAACAGTAAACTTTAATATAAGCACAGTAGATGCTAGAGGATTTAACGAATTATTAGTAAATTCAAGAGGTACTATAGTTAATCTAATTAATAGTGCAGTAAATGAAAAGGGTAAAATGGCTATAATATGAGTGGAGCATTACCAAATACAAACTTTATTTCAGTTAATCTTTCAAGTAATCAAAAGACTTTGTTTTCTGAAACAGATAGTGGAAAAACATTTCGTAGACAAGTTCAAGGTCAAAAATTTAGTTTTACAGTCAAATATCCACCTATGAAAAGGTCAGAATTTGCACCTATTATGGCATTTATAATGAAGCAAAGAGCCAGAAAAGAAAATTTTACAATAACAATGCCAAGCTATTTAAATGCATTAGGAAACGAAAGTGGAGTTTTGTTAGTTGATGGGGTTCATGCAGTCGCAGATACAACTATAGCTATAAATGGATTTGCAGGAGATGGTGCAGGTAGATTAAAAGCAGGTGATTTTATAAAGTTTGCACATTCTAAGGTCTATATGGTTGTAGAAGATGCAACATCATCTAGTAATGCATCAACAGTAACAATAGAGCCACCTTTACGAGAAGCATTAGCAAATGATAGTGCTGTAACTTATGATGCAGTTCCATTTACAGTACATCTAGCAAGTGATGTTCAAGAATTTGCAACAAGCGAAAATGATGGTGATGGTAACTTATTATTTAGTTATGAGTTTGATGTAATAGAAAGTTTGTAAATGGCTAGAGGTTTAACAAGTGCAGTCAAAACAGAACTAGCTACTGGAAATATAGAACCAGTTGTTTTAATAGATTTTGGTTTTGCAACACCAATATATTTAACAAATGCAAGTTTTGATATAACTTCTGATATTTCTGGAACATCAAGAACCTATTTATCTAATGGACATTTACAAAGTATAACTGGGGTTAGTGAAACAAATAAACCCTCAAAGAATAGTTTATCTATAAGTTTATCAGCAGTAGACCAAACATATGTGTCTATAGTTCTTAATGAAAATATAATAAATGATGACGTTCATATTTATAGGGGTTTCTTAGATACAAATTTAGCTTTAATATCAGACCCATTTTTATTATTTTATGGTACAATTAACAATTATAAGATTACCGATAATACAACGAGGGCAAATTTAATTCTAACAATAACATCACATTGGGGAAATTTTAGCAAAACAAGTGGCAGGACAACCACCGATAATTCCCAAAAAAGGTTCTTTAGTGCTGATAAAGGTATGGAATTTTCTGCACTCACAGTAAAAGATATTAAATGGGGTAGAGTATGAGTATACATTTATATCAAGCTGAAAAGAAAGATTTACAAACAATTTGTGATTTATTGATAAATTTTAAAGATGAAGATTTAGTTGATTTAGATTATCCAGAAGTAGACGAGCCTAAATTAAAAAATTTTATTAATGCGATTTTACAAAAGGGAAAAGTAATTTTATTAAAAGATTTGGATTTAGACCAAGTTATAGGCTGTACTATTTTCCACAAAACAGAATATTGGTTTAGTAAAAGTGAATGTATTCATATTCATACAATTTATGTTAAGAAAAGTTTTAGAAATTTTAAATTAGTTACAGCTTTAGTTGATTCAATTAAAAAAGTCGCAAAAGGTTTACCTATGTATTTATCGGTAACATCTGGATTACATATAGACCCAGTATTTCAAAAACTTGGTTTTAAAAATTTAGGCTCTAATTGGAGATTAAATTAATGTGTAATCCATTTGAAGAAATAGTAAATGTTGTTGAAGATATAGTTGATGGTGTTGTTGGTATTGTTGAAGATGTTATTGGGTGGATAATACCCATGCCAGAAATACCAGATTTTTCACAACAAAATTCTGAACAACAAGCAAGAGGGGTTTTAGTTAATAAATTTACTGCAAATGGTCATATTCCTATTGTTTATGGAACAAGAAAAGTTGGTGGTCATGTTGTATTTTTAGAAACATCTGGAACAGATAATCAATATTTATATATGGCTCTTGTATTAAGTGAGGGTGAAATAAATGATATTACCTCAATACAAATAAACGATAATACAGTTACATGGTCTGGGGATATTGCAGATAATACACAAATAACAGTTGGAAGTGGTGATGCTAATTTTTATGATGGTGCAAGTTTAATAACCTGCGAACCTCATTTTGGTTCTGATAGTCAAAGTGCATCAAGTTTATTATCCACCCTAAGTTCTTGGACAAGTAATCATAGATTAAGGGGTTTGGCATATCTTGCTATTAGATTTGAGTGGAATCAAGATAAGTTTGGCTCATTACCGAGTGTTACAGCGATAGTTCAAGGTAAAAAGGTATATAACCCTAACTTAGATGGAACTGTTACTGGTGGCTCTGGTAGCCATAGGAAAGACACAAGTTCTACATGGGCATATTCAGATAATCCTATATTGCAATTATTAGATTATTTAAGAAACGATAGATTTGGTATGGGGATAACTAATAGTTATTTTGATAGTAACTTTGCAGATTGGCAAACTGCTAGTGATGTATGTGATGCTAATATTACCCCTTATAGTGGTGCAAGCCAGATAGACTTAATGGATAGTCATATTGTTATTGATACCTCAAGAAAAGCTATTGATAACGTAAAAGAATTTGTGAGGGGTTCAAGGTCATATTTAAACTTTTCATCTGGTATTTATAATATATTAGTTGAAAGTACTGGTTCAGCATCAATTACATTAACAGAAGATAATATTATTGGTGGCATATCAGTTTCAAGTAAAAACAAAAATTCAAGATATAATAGAGTTATTGTTAATTTTACTAATCCAGATAAAAGCTATCAATCAGATACAGCACAATTTCCACCAGTAGATGAAACTGGAATAGCTAGTGCAGACCAACATGCAACAATGAAAACAGCAGATGGTGGGTTGCTTTTAGAGGGTAGGTTTGATTTTTCCAT